GAGTCGTTCCCGGCAAAACTTATAAGCTAGTTCGTGCTGTTATCATTCGTGCATGTAAAACTAAATCAAGACACGTCATCCTTCGACTATGTTTCAATCACATTAAAACATCTATATGGCTCGACACTCTCCCTAAAGTTTTAGCCACATCATTTCCTGACTTACAAGTTAAATGGAATCGAAGCGATTATTTTTTAACCATGCCAAATGGTAGTGAAATATGGGTGGCTGGTTTAGACGACGAGAAAGCACTAGAGAAAATTCTAGGTAAAGAATACTCGACGATTTATTTTAATGAGTGCTCACAAATATCATACACGCAAGTACAAGTAGCACTTACTCGTTTAGCAGAAAAATCCGATCTGAAAAAGAAAGTGTATTACGATGCAAATCCGCCAACCAAAAGGCACTGGACATATTGGTTTTTTGTTAAAGGCGTACATCCTGAAACGGGTGAGCCAGTCGATAGAAATAAGTACGCATCAATGCTAATGAATCCCGAAGATAATATTGAAAACATTGATGAAGAGTACATCGCATTGTTAAATTCGCTGGATGAAAAACAACGTGCACGCTTTTTACTCGGTCAATTTAATGATGATAGCGATGGCTCTGCCTACTATTCTTTTAATCGTGATGTGAATGTTAAGCCCATAGACGATACCTTCAAGATTGGATCAACCCTTACGGGTATGGACTTTAACGTGCAACCGATGACGGGCGTAATAGGCAATTATATTAATAAGACTTTCTACATCTATGATGAAGTTTTCCTAGAAAATAGTGACACTTTTAAAATGAGTGCCGAGCTTATTAAGCGTGGACATAAAGGCGCACGCATTTACCCGGACAGCACTGGTGCAAATAGAAAAACATCGGGCAAATCAGACCATGCCATCCTAAAAGAGGCGGGCTTCACGGTCGTGGACACTCGCAACCCATTCGTCACGGACAGAGTGAATAACGTAAATAGACTACTCAGGGATGGACGAATCATTATTGATCCAAAATGCAAACGACTCATCAATGATTTGGAAAAAGTCACCTGGAAGAATGATGACCTCGATCAGAAGACCGATAAAATGCTCACGCACATCTCAGACGCTCTTGGATACCTTTGTCATGCGGTCGATCCACTAATCGGCTTGCCAGTAAAATCAAGTACGATTAGACTCTAATTAACAAGGAAATTAAAATGCTAAAAGATAAACGAAAAGATATTATTGAGTACGTTAAAAAGCACTCATCTTTTTTAAAAAGAAACGCTGAGGCCCTAGATATCTACGATGGAAACTTACTCCCATACGTAGACGCAATCATGCAAGCAACAGTGTCGCCTCAGTACTATGAGAAGATTAAAGAGCGCATCTTGCCTATTAACATCATTCAACGCTTCGTTGATAAAGTTTCTACTGCCTATGAGAAAGAGCCGACAAGAGAATCGGAAAACAAGAGAGTCCAAGAGTTCGTAAACTTTTATAAAGAACAATTTAAAATGTCTGTGTCTGGGCAAATTGCCGATCAATACACAAATCTTTTCAAGGGCTATGCGTGGGAGCCGTACATCAACAGCAAAGGTCAGCCACAATTAAGAGAACTGTCGTTTGATAAATTTTTGGTCATGTCGGACAGTCGAGTTAATCCAGAAGATGAAACGATTTTTATTAAACTTATGGGATATAGTTCAAGCGATGAAAACAGCTTATTGCTATTCGTTTATACCGATACCGAGTTCGATGCCTTTTATCTCAATGGAGTTGAAGCTTCTGAGTTTTTGGAAGAAAGTCAAGGCGTAAATCTAATCGGTACAATTCCATTCGTGTATGGAAAGAGACAAAAAAATAAACTCATTCCCACACAAGATACCGACATGCTCTCGATTGGTAAAACGATTTCTGTCATGATGAGTGATGCCGCCGGTGCTCAATTGTTTCAATGCTTCTCGCTTATCTATGGCGTGGACGTTAATTCTGAAAACTTAATTCTAGCTCCAAATGCTTTTTGGTCTTTCAAGTCTGACAATGAAAAGAAACCCGAAATTGGTACTATTAAACCCGAAGCAGACACAGAAAAAGTTTTAAGTTTCGTTATGAATGTTTTCATTCTATGGCTAGAAACCAAGGGCGTTCGCATCGGCTCGATGGGTTCTCTTGCAGGTGGCAATCTTGCCAGTGGTATTTCAAAAGTCATTGATGAGATGGATGTTTACAATCTTAAGAAAAAATCAATGGAATGGTTCGAAAAAGATGAGCAAGAATTATGGAATGAAAAGATGCCAAAGATTCACAACTACTGGATTCAATCCGGATTGGTTGATCCTGAGATCGTGCCACCGATCATCAATGATGTGATGGACGTTGTCGTTGAGTTTCCAAAGATTGAGCCAATGATAAGCAGAACAGAAGAGCTTGCAAACTTTAAAGCTGAGTTGGAATTAAAAACAATCACCAGAGAATATGTAATTAGAAAACTGCATCCTGATTTTAGCAACGACATGGTAGCAGAGGTTCTAGCAGGCGCGGAGATGGTTTAATATGATTAATTTATATCAAGGGGATTGCTTAGATCAATTAAAGCTTATTCCAGATAACTCGACTGATTCAATCGTGACCGATCCACCATATGGATTAAGTTTCATGGGAAAAAAATGGGACTACGACGTTCCTTCAGTCGAAATCTGGAAAGAAGTTTTAAGAGTTCTTAAACCAGGTGGTCATCTTTTATCATTTGGTGGAACGCGAACTTATCACAGAATGGTTTTAAATATTGAGGATGCTGGTTTTGAAATCAGAGATCAGATTATGTGGATCTATGGGAGTGGTTTTCCTAAGTCACAAAATATCGCTCTCGCAATTGATAAGCAGTCAGGTGCAATTGGTAATAGGGGTAAAGCTTTTCAAACTGCTGGCGCGGGAGATAGAAAAGATATTCAGAATACATCGGGATTAATAGATGGCGGTTACAGAGAAGCAATTACGACTTTGGCAAAACAATGGCAAGGGTGGGGAACAGCTCTTAAGCCTGCCAATGAACCTATTTGTCTCGCTCGTAAACCAATATCAGAAAAGACCGTTGCCTCGAATGTTTTAAAGCATGGAACAGGCGCGATGAATATTGATGAGAGTAGAGTAGGAAGTGAGTCACTAACTTACACATCAAGACTTAGTTCAAATAAAAATCTTAACGATGACAATTGGAGCAAGATAGGCAAGACAATGGAGAGCACAACGTCTCAAGGTCGCTGGCCTGCAAACGTCATCTTTGATGATTTTAGTGAGGAAGTTTTACTCTTGAAAGACAATTTACCTGAGTTGGTATATAAGCTAATCAAGGAGTATTTCCATGATTATAGTGAAATGTCAGACTTGCGAAAAAAATATTCAGACTTACCCGAGCAGGATAAGCAGAACGAAATTTTGCAGCAAGGATTGCTATGCAAAACAGTTGAAGCTTCGTCCGCCTCCGATGTTGGGCAAAAAGCACAGCTTGAAAACAAAAAAGAAAATGAGCAAGGACAAACTGTTATCTGCAAAGAGAGGCAAGGAGAATCCGAAATACAAAGGATTTCACATGACTCGGGGATATCGAATGATTCACATACTCGAAGTTCCAAAAAAAGATCAGTTAAAATTCAAAGAGATGTTCCGAAAGGATTACTGTGCCGAGCATCGCTTAGTGATGGCCAGGAGTTTGGGGAGACCACTGGAATTAAGCGAAGTGGTTCACCACATGAATGGAGTCAAAAGCGACAATCGAATACAGAACCTAGAGCTTCACTCTGCAAGCTTTCACAAGAAGGAGCACTGGGAAGTGATGAAAGAGCTAACTCGACTAAGATTCTTATTAGAGAGTCAGATGTGCCTAAGGTGTGGAGAGAATATTTCACACCGTCTGGATTAGAGGTTCGATCTAATCATTCAGCCGGGAAGATTTTGGATGAGCAAAGTGGGATGTTGAAAAGCGGGGGCCATAAAGCAGGCTCTATTGTTAATTCGAATCATCAAAACAATGCAATGGCGGGCAAGTTATCATCTCTCGTAATTGAAAAAGAAATTTTGCCAGACTCGGGCGGAGCATCTCGCTTTTTCTACTGTGCGAAAACTTCTAAGACAGAAAGAAATGCTGGGCTTGAGGGTATGCCCTTACATGATCAATACAATGAACAAAAAGCTACGCCAAATAGAGACATAAGGGAGCAAGTTAAAGTTCAAAATTTCCATCCCACAGTTAAGCCAATCAAGCTCATGACTTATTTAATTAAGCTTATCACTCCTCCAGGCGGAGTTGTTCTTGATCCCTTTATGGGAAGCGGAAGCACTGGAGTTGCTGCAAAACAACTGGGATTTAAGTTTGTCGGAATTGAAAGAGATGAAGCTTATTTTGAGATAGCAAAAAACAGGATTAAACTATAATGGCATGGATGCGCACAAAGGTTAAGATACAATCATCTTTAACACCTAAAGAGCGCATCGCTTTGTCTGATTCTATAATTGCGTACATTCAAAATCGAACGATGGACGGCCTAGATAAAAACCTTGAAAAGTTTGAAAAATATAAGAAAGAATATGCTGCATTTAAAGGCTCTAGTGATGTTGATTTAGTGCTGAGTGGCTCAATGTTGAATGATCTACAGCTGCTATCTCATACTAGTGGCGAGCTTACTATAGGTTTTAAAAATGGTAGCGAGTCCAATGGCAAGGCCGAAGGAAATATCAAAGGCACTTACGGGCAACCGAAACCTGTTCAAAAGCCTCGTGATTTTTTGGGCGTGTCTTCTGCCGAAGTAAAAGCACTCATGGATGAAGTGCCACTAGGTAAGGATGACATTGCCGATTTGTCCGACGATGAAATAGATAGGCTGGCACGACAAGCGGCAGAAGAAATTTTTGGAGATATATTTTGAAACCAAGCGCACAAATGCGAATTAGACAAAAGGCAATTAAGAACGCCGTTTTTCAAGCACAAAAGAAAGCGGCAAAAGAATTGGTTCAAATTATTATTGATGCAATTAGAATGCGAGTGCGCCAACTGCATTTACTATCGAATGAAAAAACAATTCCAAAACTAAAAGCAAGCACTATTGCTCAGCGTGAACGCTACTCAAAGAATCTCGCACAAGACACCTCGCCTAAAACATCGAACGCTACGGCCACTGGTCAGATGATCGACTCGATGAGAGGCAAGGCGACGGGTACAAAAATAACTATTGATTTAAAGCCTGCGAGAAAAAAGGAATTATCAGGCAGTAAATCCACACAAACAAACGTGGAAGTAAACAAATGGTACGAAAAAGGAAAAGGCGAGTGGTTCGGGTTATCTGAAAAAGATAAACAAGAAGGCATAGACTATGCGACAGAATTGATCAAGGAAGAAATTAAGAAAGTGTTAAAATAATTTGACACAAATAAATATATGTGGAGAATGAGAGATGAGCGAACAAAATGCGGACAGTGTCCAAACTCAAGAGCCAGTGGTTCAACCAGATGCAACGAGCGGAAAAGTAAGCTACGAGACGTATCAAAAAGTTCTAGGCGAAGCTAAAAAGGCCAAAGAATTAGTGAGAGTTCTCGCAGAAGAAAAGGCTAAGGCCAACGAACAGATGCTTGTGGAACAGAATCAATGGAAGACACTGGCCGAGCAATACAAGTCAAAGCTAGATGAAACCACCAACATTCTGACCGAACAAGAAAAATCTATCGTTACCGGATTGAAGTATCAGGAATTCGAGAAGCATTTAAACGGAAAATTAAAAAACAGAGACTATGCCACGTTTATTGATTTTGAAAAGATTGCAATCAATCCAGAATCAAAAACCATTGATGAAGAATCGGTGAAAAGCGTAGTTAATGAGTTTTTAAAAAACCATTCGTCTCTAGTTGAGTTCGGAAGCAAAGGTGCAATGCCAAATGCGGCGGCACAAAGCTACGATTCAAAAAAGAAAAAAGACTACAGTGAGATGACAACTGCAGAAATCGAAACGGAACTTAGAAAACTTGGTAAAATTTAGTCTGGGAGGACACAATGGCCGACGCTTATATGGCAAATACAGAATTAGGAGCTACAAAAGCTACTCTAATCTCTAACTTAGTACAACGCGAACTAGCTTTCGCAGCAATGTTAAGAGGAACGATCACAGACGTTTCAAACTTCGCTGTTAAAGGATCAAAAAGCATTCTTTTCCCTAAGCTAACATCGTTCTCTGTTGGCGCTAGAGTTGAAGGAGCACTTGGCGAAACAACTGCCGTAACTGCTTCTACAGATACATTAAATTTAGACGTTAATGCTTACGTTTCATGGGCAATCGACGCTTTCACAGCTAAGCAAACGACTATCGACTCGCAAATGGAAGCTCTTAAATTGGCTGCTGCTGCTCAAGGTCGCTACGTTGATGCTCAAATTATTGCAAAACTTGCTGCTATTGCCGCTTCATTCTTAAATGTTGGTGCTGAAGTAGACGTTACTTATGCAAACCTTGTTGACATGAGAAAAGCAATCTTAAAAGCTGACGGGATCATTGCTAATACAGTAATTATCGCTTCACCTGCTCAAGAAGCTGTTCTTATGAAGCTTGCAGAATTTAAAGATGCATCTGCTTACGGTGCAAACGCTGTAGTGCCAAATGGTGTTATCGGTAAAATTCTTGGTATGCCAATCTATGTACACAATGGATTAGCTGATAAACAATTATTTATGTACGAGAAATCTGCTCTAGCAATCGGTTTCCAAAAAGAAGCTGAGTACGGAGAAGAATCATTCCTGCAACTTGGTGTTGGTGCTAAACGTGTAGCTATCGACCAATATTTTGGATTAGCTGGTATGCAAATCGCACTTAAAGGTGCCGCTGCTGGTAAGTCTCCACTTGTAGTTGGTCTTAACGATTAATTAAAGTTTTTTCACACCAGTGAGTTTCGGCTCACTGGTTTTTTCACATTGTCACGGCAGAGGTTAATTGAATGAATAAGAGATTTTTGTTTTCTGACAATGGTATTTTAAAAGATTGGACTTCTGAAATTTCTGATTTCAAAAAACATTCTAAATCTATTCCATTCGTAGCGACAGAAGACGCTCTCTTTATTGGGTCAAAGCTTCCCTTCAATGGTTTTTACACTAAGCTTGCCACTAAATTAGCACAAACTTCATCAATGAAAATTGAGTATTGGTCAAAAACTTCATGGGCAGAGGTCGTAGAAGTGCGTGACGACACTGGTGCTTTCTCAGAATCGGGACAAGTTATTTTCACACCTAACAAAAATAAAAAATGGTCACTACAAGACGAAAGTAATGAAATACCCGAGCTATCTACAACGACGATCTACAACTACTACTGGCTGAAAGTAACCTTCAGTTCAGACTTAGAGGTATCAACCGAACTAGAATGGATCGGTGATATTTTTTCCAGTGACGATGACCTCTCAGCGGAATATCCTGACCTAGTTAAGTCGAGCGTTTTATCTGCGTATCAAACAGGAAAAGTAAATTGGCTTGAACAGCACGCAAAGGCCGCTGAAATTATCGAACATGACCTTGTTAATAGGGGAATCATTGATGGTAACGAAAACATACTGGAGCGTGGATGGTATAAGAATGCATCGGTACAGAAAGCAGCAGAAATCATATTTGGTGCATTTGGCGATGATTATGTCGACCAACGAACTAGAGCTAGGGAAGAATATAGTTTACGATTGGTTAGTCGATTGGCTGGAATAGATAAGAACAACAATGCAATCGAAGACGTTTACGAAAGAAAAATAGTAACGGGATTTTTATCACGATGAGTTTAGCAAGCGATATTTACAATCAAATAGTTTTAAAGTTGGGCGAAAAATTCCCAACGCTAACACGCATACCTTATGCGTATTCGCTCGCTGATAATAATTCTAACTTTCTAAAGAACGGATATGGCTTCACAGTGGGTGGTGCATCGTTTGAAGAGTTTGAGTTTTGTAGTCGAGTTTCAAACAGAGAAATTACAGTAATCTTTACGCAAGAAGTCTTTAGAACAGATTCCGAATTTGTCATTATTGATGACATCGTAAAAAAATTACTTGAGAATATAAACACAACACAAGCATTATTTTACGCCTACGATGAGTTAGGCATTGAAGAAAAAATATTAAAAGTTGATATAGGAGACACGTCTGGCGTTGAGGAAGTTCTGGCAAATAATGCTAAGTTCTTAACCATGTCTACGAGTTTCATATTTCAAATTAAGGAGAGTTTATAATGGCCGTAGGATTAAACAGAGCTTCGATCTTTGCAATCAAAAGAGAATCAACATCGGGCGAGTATTCTGCGCCTGCAAACGGAGCAGAATTTGTTCCACTTAGACCGGGAAACGAGCTATCGTTCGAGCCTGAAATTTTAGAATCAGACGAACTTCTTAATGACATTGGTGCGACTAAAGGACTAATCGGAAAGGAAGGCGTATCAGGATCACATAGCGCATACCTTCGTAACTCAGGTGTTGAAGGTCAAGAGCCAGAACTCGGCGTATTGTACGAATCAATCATGGGCGGTAAGTCTGTTGCCACTGTTGAATATGATACTGTTGCGGCTTCGACTGTATCAGTTTTAAAAGTAGACGTTGGAGAAGGTGTAAACTTTGAGCCAGGTCAGTCCCTATTAATTAAAGACGCATCAAACGGCTATTCAATCCGAAACGTGAAGTCTGTTTCTGGCGACGAGCTAACGCTAAACTTTAACCTAGACGTAGCTCCTCTTACTGGAATCAACCTTGGAAAGTCTGTTCTTTATAAGCCAGAAGCTCAAGGTCATCCGACTTTCTCAACTACAAAATACCTAGGCAACGGATACGCAATCGAGTCGAGTGCTGGTAACACAGTCACAGAACTTTCGATCACTGCCGATGCTAACGGATTCGGGGAAACAAGCTTTTCTTTCGAAGGAACACGCTACCTATACAACGCAATGACAATCACAGCGTCTACGAAGTTCTTAGACTTCACAGACGATAGCGGAACTTTCGCAGCAGTAGTGCCAGAAAAAATATACAACACTCCAATTGATTTAGCTCTAGCACTAGAAGCTTCAATGAATGGGGTTTCGTCTGAGACTTACACAGTTTCATATGACAACAGTGTTGGTAAATTTACAATCGCTACTTCTACGAGTGCATTGTTTGAAATTCTTTGGTTAACAGGAACGAACACAGCTAATAGTTTGGCTTCAAAACTTGGTTTTACTGTTGCTGATAACACTAGTGCTTTAACTTACACGGCCAATAACGCTCAGTCTTACGTTGCGAGCTACACGCCTTCATACGACAATGCGGATTCAATCATCATTAAAGGTGCTGAGCTTTTCATCGGGACACAAACAGATAATCTTTGTGTGTGTGCTCAATCGGTAAGCATCACAGTTTCAAAAAGTGTTGAGGACGTTGATTGCATTTGTGAAGAGACGGGTGTTTTAGAAAAAATCCCTACATCAAGAACGGCAGAAATGAGCGTTACGACTGTACTTAAAAAATACGACGCTGCTCTTTTAGATGCTCTATTAAAAAATACAACTGTATCTGCAATGTTCAACGCTGGACCTAAGGTTGGTGGTAACTGGGCAGGCGGAAAATGTTTTAACGTGTTCGTAAACAACTGCACGGTATCGACATTTAAAACTACAGGCGACTCATTTTTACAAGTCGAATTGACTCTTCGCGGTTTCGTTACGACTACTGGAAAAGATATTTACTTAAACTTCGTTTAACAATTAACCCATGGGAGAAGCATGGAAAAGAAAACAAAAAAGGGTATTCTTAAATACAGAATGCCCAACATTTTAGAAGCGTATGACATTTTAGAGGCATCGGGCATCACTGAGGGTGCACCTTCGCAGTTAAAGATGAAGAAAAACATAATTCAATCAATGGATTATCTTTTAGACTTCACTGAAATTGAGGGTGTAACAACATATGCGGAACTCTTAGAAGACACCGAAAATATGATTGTGCCATTGGGTGAAATTGCTGACGAAGTAATTTCTAAAGCGTTTAATGCCTTTAAAAAAAAGCGTTCATAGTTGATGCCGTGGGCGTAGTCACTCATCAGATGGATTACGCTCAATTGGTCGGACTAGTAGGAGATGAGACGGCGCTTAATGTCTGGGAAGTGAAGAAAGACATAGTTGCTTACACGCATTTTAAATCGGCCATAGACTTAGGCATAAGTATAAGTCTTAGTGAAATACCTTTCGAGAGAGCAATGGTTTTCTCATGGATTAAAGGCGAATTAGATGGCAGAAAAAATAGAATTTGATCTCTCCGTAAAAAATAATCAATTAGATAAAGCACTTGATAGTAGTGTGAAAAAAGCCGATGAACTTGGTGGCGTTTTAACAACGGCCATTGGGGTTCTTACTGGCGGTCTAGCACTCAAAGCTTTCGACAGCATCGTGGGCGGCTTCGGCTCGCTTATTTCTATTGGTAAGGAATCAATCAAGGCGGCGGCCGAACAAGAAGTCGCCATCAATAATTTAAACAATGCGCTCGCTCGCTCTGGAAATTATTCTAAGAAAGCGAGTGATGACCTATTGGATTTTGCCAGTGCAATGCAAGCTGTTTCTGTCTATGGTGATGAAGTCACTGTGGGTAATTTGGCATTGCTTCAGTCGCTTACCAAGCTGAACACCGAAGGACTTAAGGAAGGTGTGACAGCAGCGGCAGATTTTGCCACCGTGCTGGGTATCGACCTTGAAACGGCAACACGTTTAGTAGCCAAGGCAGCGACCGGACAAGTCGAGGCGTTTAAGCGTTATGGCGTAGAGATCAAAAAGGGATCATCTGATACCGAGTCTTTCAAGAACACGATAGAAGCTCTTAATAAGCAATTTGGCGGCTCTGCCAGCTCACAGCTAAACACTTACACTGGCTCTTTAAAGTCGCTCGAAAACGCCTATGCTGACCTTGGTGAGCCGATTGGTGATATCGTTGTAAAAAACCCATTGATAATTTCAACATTCAATGCGCTTAAAGATATTATCAACGACGTAAACGGCGAGATCGCTGGTGGCGTGCCAATATTTCAAGAATTTATTAATGATGGATTATTTGCGGCGGCAGCAGCGGCCCAAGTTTTATTCGATGCTCTCGACGGCATCACTGTCGTGGCAAAAGGAATCATCAATACGTTCCAAACCGTGGGCGGCGCTATTGGCGTTGGTATTGTCGAGCCAATAAAGCTTCTTATTGATGGGCTTATATTTCTTGGAGGCAAAATTCCAGGAATAGGCAGTGCGTTCGAGGGATTAGAAAACCCGTTGAACAATGCCTCGAAAGCGATGAAAGAATTTACCAACGATGGGATTAAAGGTCTATCGGAAGCGGCAGACGACAACACTTTTAGATCATTGTCTGAAGGTGTGGATCAGTTTACAAATAAAGTTATTGAGAACACTTCTGCCGTAGCAATCGCTCAGAAAGAATCTATAAAAAACAATAACGATAGAAAAACTAACGAAGAAGAAATTAACGAAAGCATTCTTTCCGCTCGCACACAACTAGGCATAGACATTCTTACGCTTCAGCAACAACAAGCAAACGAGCAAGCAGCGTTCGACACTCAGATGGCGGCACTTGATTTAGAAGATACAACGGCATCCGACTTATTAAAGATCGAAGCAATTTACACGCAAAAAGTAGCGGAAGCTCAAGCGGTTTACGAAGGTGAATTGCTAAAAAATAAAGCTATCCAAGACGCTGGTCAAGCGACACTTGCCAATGAAAAAGCTTTTCAAACTCTGAAGCTCGCTTCAATTAAAGCTGGAATAGAAAAAGAGTCAAAAGAAAAAGAGAAATTAAAAGATGATGAAGAAAGATTAAACAAAGAAAGAGAAGCCAATCAAAAAGAGACTTTTGCCACTATTGCGACACTGGCAAGCTCGAACAATAAGACACTAGCTGGTATTGGTAAAGCGGCGGCCCTTACTCAAATTGCAATTGATGGGCCTATGGCCGTAACGAAAGCACTCGCTGCATTCCCACCTCCATTCAACTTTGCCGCCGCCACAGCGGTCGGTGTTGCCGTAGCAGCACAAGCAGCGAAAGTAGCAGGCGTAGCATTCGCAAATTCTGGATTCATTGGCGATTCATCCGGTGCGACCATGGGATCGGATACAACGATGGCGGCAGTTCGCCAAGGGGAAATGGTGCTCAATGGTGATGACCAAAAAACTTTGTTCAATGCTATTAAAAGCGGTTCTTTTGGCGGTGGGGATGTGGTTGTTCAAATAGATGGACGCGAAATAGCACGAGCTGTTCGCTCTCAACTTCAATCAGGATTCGTACTAGCATGAGTTTTAAAATATGTAGTGACAATTTAGTAGACCAATCAACCATTACACCAAGCACTGTCAATGCCTTGTTTCCAGTGTCTAATCTAAAAGACAATAGACGTTCTAAGGTATTTAGAAGCACGACCAATAGCGATAGCATCATTTTTGATTTTCAAGAAACATCAAAAATAAACACAGTCTTCATCGTTGCCGACAAACGTGCTGGCTTTGGTATCTCAACGGCAATAATAGATTTTAACGCCACATCGAATTTCACTTCTCCTGCTTATTCGATTGCGGTGCCATTCTCCACGATATTCGGAATCGGGTTCGTGGAGTTTCCCAATACTGTAGAATATCGCTTTGCTAGACTTAGAGTAACTTCATCACTCGGCTATTGCGAAGTATCTAATCTTTTTATTGGGGAATACTTGGACATGGAGAGATCAATCGGTTTTGGCTGGTCTATAAAAGATGACGAGCTATCGACGAAATCATTCAATCGTTATGGTCAGATGTTTTCTGACGTTATTATAAGACAAAAAACAATCACAATTACATATAAACTAATCAACAAAGATGACCTCGACCTTATCAATGGCATGTTAGATGCCAAGGGCGAAACGAAACCTTTTTATATAATTCTTGGTTGCGACAACATGGTCAATGATAACCGACGTTTTTCTGGGCCTGTATATCTAAACGATACGCCCTCAATTGTGAACTCACACTTCAACAAATATGGGCTAACTCTAACGATGAAAGAAGCAACATGAGCACTCTAGTCGTCAATGAAATAGTGAACTCATTAGAACAGGAGTTCACCTTCAACCTAAATACACGCTCTCACATTGGGGCTTTTTACCCGTATTTAGTGATGATAAATTCCCCAGTGGGTATTTTTACCTTTAAGCTTTTTAAAGGTGCAACGGAATTATTTTCTGTGGATTTTACATCGGCAGATATATCAGCAGAAAGTTATGCTCATGTTTTTTTGCCAATGATTCCAGAAAACCCAATACAAATCGAAAAAGGTCAATATAAAATAAGCATCACAACTAGCGGTTACACAAAAACAAACGATTCATACATCGGATGGGCTCAGCAGTTTGAAGACATTCAAAATGAAATGTCTTATACGCCAATCAAAACGGAAGAGAACTCGCTGGCCTTTAGATTGAAAGTTTATACAGAGGGCATCATATGAGAATATTAACTTTCGCCGATGGCTTTACCTCTTCCTCAGCTCCAATTATTGATAGTGGTGTCCAGGAAGATTACTTAATCCCAAACAATACGGTAGGCGCTGCCATTTTAACGATGGACAAAACTAAAAACCTAACTGCATTTGTAGGATATGAATTAATCAGAAAGACAAGCCTTTCATATTTTAAACAAGAAGGGTCTTTTATAATGGCATACGACGGGACTGCATGGCTCCTGACTGAAGGAAATTTCCAAGGCCACTCAATGATTAATGTTGATGGTGTTGTGTATCCAAAAGATGTTCAACTCGTCCTGGATACATCGACCGGAGTACTTACTGCAAATTCTGGAAACATTACGGGCACTGATTACGAAGGAACTTTCAAACTCAATATTGTGAGGATCGCATAATGCAATTTTTAAAACTGTTTCCCATTTTATTTTTAATTAACATTGCTTTCGCACAGCAAACTATTAAAGACCTGACAGTCAATGACTTCAAAGT